CAAAAAGAAGGAGAGAATTATGAAGAAAGCAGAGCTTGTAGATGAATTAGCTGCAAGAACTGGATTTTACAAAAAAAATATGCGTGAGGTAGTCGATGCATTGGCTGAGATTATAGAAGAAAGTTTTCAAACCGCTGAATTTGGTGCAGATAGTGAACTACATTTAGCACCAGGCGTTGTTTTGACCGGAACACGCAAACCAGAGGGTGTATCAATTGACCCTCGTGATAGATCTGAAATTATTACACCGGAAAAGGTTATTCCAGGCGCAATTTTCAAACAGTCTATTAGGCAGAAGTTATATACAAAAACTAAGTATTATAAAAAGAAGAACAAGAAAGGATAAGATGTATGGAGAATATATTGCAGAGATTACCAAACGAAAATGAATCACAATACATTTGGAGAGTTGGTCAGGCTAAAGATTCTGGTTTAATTGATAGCACTTGGGAAGAACTCTCTCCCATTCTTAATACTCAGTGTGGTATTAGTGAAGAAGATTTTCGTGGCTCTAGTGCTTGGCGTAAGCGTTATAGGGTCATGCAGCAAGCTTGGGACGATGTATTTAGTCAGCAGAAGTTTAGTGATTCACGTTTATCCGAAATTGAAGATCAGATGAATGAATTATTTAAAATAAAGAAACAGGTTCAAGATCAACGTAGGGAGCTAAGAAATATTTTAACTCCTGACGCAAGATTTAATAATTTGACAGAAAAGTTAATAGAGTCTGCTAATAACTTGTGTGAAATTAAACCATTGGAATTTGATGATTATGTTTTAAATACTTCTGATAGTGAGGCTGTTATCGCATGGGCAGACTGGCATTACGGTATGGTTACTGATAATATTTGGAATAAATACAATACGGATATTTGTAGACAAAGAGTATCAACATTTGTATCTAAAGCTATTAAGCATATTAAAAGACATAATGTTAAGACTCTGCATATTATGTTATTAGGAGATGCGGCACACGGTGCAATTCACAATAGTTGCCGTGTCGCATCGGAAGAAGATGTGTGTGACCAGTTAATGGAGTCATCTGAGATAATGGCCGAGGCGATTAATGAGCTGTCGTCTTGCGTTACCGAGGTTAATGTTTATGCTACATATGGAAATCATTTAAGAACTGTACAGAATAAAAATGATAGTACTCATTCTGATAATTTAGAGAAGTTGATTCCCTGGTGGCTCGAACAAAGACTTCAGAGGAACAACAGAGTTAATATAATCAAAAGCGAGTATTATGAATTCTTATATCTGAATGTGTGTGGATATAATATCGTCGGCGCCCATGGAGATCTCGAAAAGTTTAAGCAGTTTGGATTGACTGTTAATACTTTATTTACTAAGAAGTATGGTAAAACTATTGATTATACTATTAGCGCAGACAAACATCATATAGAAGAATTTGAAACAATGGGCATTGAATCAATATTGGTTCGCTCTCTTTGTGGTACTGATGAATATGCAAATAACAATAGATTATATTCTGCCCCTGGACAAACCCTGATGATATTTACGCCAGATGATGGCAGAGAATGTACATATAATATCAAACTTTAATCTCCTATATGAGAGAAACAAGTTTGACAATACAAAATTAATAAACGTACCCTTCACGCCTCTTAGTAATGCGCACCATGTTGGGTCTTATTATTTGGGCTGGTCGCAAGACCTTGGTCCACTGTTTGGTGGGGAGATTCCCCACCAAAAGCAACTTTTATACGTTGCTTTTTTAATTCGCAACTATTAAACGTTGCACTTTATAAAATACGAAAATTGAAAGGACAAATGAAATTATGGAAAATATTAAAAAGGAATATAAGTTGGTCTTCAATGCAGGCGTGGCAAGAAGACTTTTAAGAATGGGAATTTTTATTGCTGACATAAAAAGTGATAGAGCTAATCCCGACAAGACAGTCTTTGTGTTTAAGAGAACGCCTGAATTCGAGGATGCTTTTGCACAAATTAATAAGGAAATTGCAGAAAATAAAGCCGCTGAAGAAGTCCTGTAATGGACTTCTTTTTAGTTAAATATCAAGAAAGGAGGTAGAGTTGATGGCAAGAAGCGCAGGAAAGAAAACTACTTCCACTAAAAAGACAACTACAGACGAGAAAAAATATTTGTGTCCATATTGCCTAAAAGAAAAGAAAAAGTCTGAATTTTATGTATCTACAGACCCAAAAGTATTAACTGGTGTTACATCTATGTGTAAAGACTGTGTAAGAAAAATTGCATTGGCTTGGGATGATAATAGACAGGAGTTTGGCGTATGTACTAAAAAAACAGTAATGGACGCATTAGAATATATAGACCGTCCGTTTTTGAACAAGATATGGGATTCGAGCTATGCAGAATGGGCAAATCAAGGAAACCAAGTTCGTAGGACTACCATTTGGGATGCTTATATTAAGAATATTGCTATGAACCAATATAATGGTTTGCGTTGGCGTAATGGAGATATATTTCAAACATATATTGAGGACGCTAAGCAGGTTGCTGATATGGAATTTGCTAAATCAAGCAATGTGCAATTACTTGCAGATAGTCAAGAGGTAAATACAGAGTTTGAGAAGAATAAAAATAGTGTTATTAGACTTCTTGGATATGACCCATTTTTATCTGAGAAACCAGAAGATCAGCCATTACTCTACTCTCAATTAGTAGGATATCTTGATGCCGGTGGAGATAGTAATGAAGATATGATGAGAACTTCTTCCGCTATTACTATTGTTCGTGGATTTTTACAACAAGCTAAAATTGATGATAGGTTAGCCAAGGTTATGGCGAATACAAATGCTAATCCAACAGAAATGAAAACACTGTTGGCCGCTAAGAAGGATTTGGGTGCAAATATTTCTAAGCTTGCAGAAGACAGTTGTTTGAGTTTAAAACATAATAAAAATGCCAGCAAAGGAGAAAACACTTGGACTGGTAAGATTAAAAAACTTAAAGATATGGACTTGAGAGATGCAGAGGTTAATGGATTTGATATAGGTACTTGTAGAGGTATGCAACAAGTTCTTGAAATCAGTGATGCTTCTATAATGAAACAGCTTGCACTCGATGAATCTGAATGGTCCGATATGGTTGCGGATCAGCGTAAGATGATCGTCGATCTTCAAAGAGAACGGGATGTTTACAAAGAAGTAAACAGAATTCTTTTAAGAGAAAATCTTGATTTGAGGGATACTCTTGAAGAAAATGATATGTTAGACAAAGATAATTTACACAATTTAAAAGATTTGTTCTCACCACTTGGGGAAACACAGACCCAAGAAGATGAGGAGGACGATGGCGATGAATGATGTAAAATTTAAAATAGTTGAAGACATTAATGACGAAGAATTAATGTCTATTTTTGATGATGATACCACGGTATATGTTAAACCAGGCGTTTATGCAATGTCAGATAGAAAATTAGAATCCTTAATTAATATAGCGAAAATACAAAAATATTATCAATGCAATCCCGTTAGATTTATTGAAGATTTTTTTAATATCACATTGCTTGATGCACAGGTGTATATTGTTGCACGAACATGGAATTGTCCAAATGTTCTTGTACTTGCATCTCGTGCGTTTGGTAAGTCTACTGTTATTGACTTAATTTTAATGGCTAAAGATATGCTGTTCTGTAATGTGTGGACATATATCGCAAGTGGTTCTGGTTCACAGGCAGAACAGACTTTTATGACATTGGAGCGTTTAGCAAATGATGGAATCGATGAAATGAGAAACTCTACCGGTTATATCTTTAAGAATGAAGTAGAGATTAATAATGCTGCTGGTGATGGTTTTAGCCATGGTAGTAACGGTTTTAAATATAGTCTATATAATGGATCTTTTACTCAGACGCTGAACTCAAATATTGACAAGAAACGTGGTATGCGTGGCAGTGTCGTTTTTGATGAATGTGGTTTTTTATCCGAAGAAATGCTTGAAGTTTACGGTGCTTTTGCTGCCGTTAACAAAGGGTTCGTTTCCGGCAAAGACCGTAATGGTAAAATGATTGATACTGTTAGACTAAGAACATTCGCAACAAATATTCCAAACCAAAAGTTTTATATCAGTTCTGCATCTAGTACTGATACTAAATATTATAAATTATATAGAGAATTTGCAAAACGCCAGTTAATGGGAGACAGAGATTATTGCGTCGTACAAGTGAGTTGTGATGTTGTTTTGAGACCAACCATTCGTGGTGAGGTTGTTAATGCACTTTTGAAAAAGAGCGACATTGAAACTGCTGTTAGAACAAACCCCGAAAAAGCTCGTAGAGAGTATTATTGTGAGTTTACTTCTGATGCTGGTATGAATGCAATTATTCGTCGTGGTGCTATTGCTAGAAATAGTGAGACTCGTGCACCACTTCTTTACAATGATACTGGTAAGAAAAAATTTATTATAGCATACGACCCCGCTAGAAGCAGAGACAACTCCGTTATTCTTGTTATGGAAATTTATCAAACTGATGATGAGCAATATAAAGGCCGTATTGTGAATTGTGTCAATTTACTTGATATAGGTAAAAAAATTAAGAGTCCTATGAGAACACCGGATCAGATTCAATATCTGAAACAATTAATATTAGACTACAATGGTGATGTGCCAGATTATGAAAATATTGAATGTGTTTTAATTGATGCTGGTTCTGGTGGTGGTGGTGTTAATATTGCCGACTTTTTAATGGAAGATTGGACGGATAAAAACGGTAAAACACATCGTGGATTGATTGATAAAGAATATAGTGCAGAATATGTTGGTCGTTATCCAAATGCGATCAATAAACTAAGATTGGTTTCACCAACTCAATATAAGTCTATTATTTATGAAGCATTGATTGAAATGCTTGATATAGATGCAATTAGTTTCACAACTGATTATGATAATAAAGGTTATTTGACTGTGTTTGAAGCTGATGAGAAAAAGCTAGAAAAAGAGAAAAAACGTATTAGCGAAGAGTTGAAATCACAAGGATTTGACGGTGAAGAGTTTACTAAAAAACTTGAAGAAGAACTTGCACAGACCTCTTGTGTGAAAACTAAAGTTGTTAAACTTGATCCGTTCCAAGAAATTGCATTAGCCAATATCGATGCAATGAAAGAAGAGATTAATATAACAGTCTCGGTTTAGAGTAATCTAAACAAAAATAAACCCATTGAATTGCTGGGAAATCCTTAGAGCTTTGCAAACTACAACATGATTAGAAATAGTGAGTGTGAACGTTTAAAAATTGCGAAGATTGGACAATCAGCAGCCAAGTTTCTATGTTAACAATACAAAATTAATATAGAAAAAGGTTCAACGACTATCTCTTTATGAGAGTAGGACCACAAGCGATTGGTGGTTCGAAGCAGTGGGCTCACAATGTAAAAATTAATTGTGATGAAGATATAGTCTACTCACGTGTTCGAAAGACCGTGGAACTTAGGTTCAACAAGGAGTAGCGTCCTAAAATTATTTTTTCAATTTAATTTATATATACAGAGAGGTGTGGCTTTGATGGAAGGCAATTATTGTGTTTATATCCACATCAATAAGATTAATAATAAAAAATATGTTGGCATTACAAAAACATCCACCACGAAAAGATGGGGTAAAAATGGTTCTGGATATACCAGGTACAAAAATTCCGTATTTGGTCGTGCAATTAAAAAATATGGTTGGGATAGTTTTGATCATGAAATATTTACAACCAATCTTAGCAAAGAACGTGCTTGTAGGTTAGAAATAATTTTAATTGAAACACTTCGCACTCGCGATAAAAGGTATGGGTATAATGTTCAACCCGGTGGACAGCTAGGTAATGCAGGTGTTGTTTTTTCAGAAGAATCTAGAGTAAAAATGCGTGAGGCTAAAGTAGGAAAGAATCTTTCTGAAGAGCATAAAAAACATATTTCAAACAGTCTTAAAGGACATAAACCTGCAAATTTTACAGAGGAGTCTAAGGCAAAATTAAGATTAGCTAATCTTGGAAAAACCATTTCTGATGAAACTAAAGAGAAAATTAGTAATGCACTGACTGGAATTGTGAGATCGGAAGAGACTAAACAAAAGATGAGTGATAATCACGCAAATAAGCATGGCGTATTTTGTCCACAGCTAAACGAGTATTTTGATATTATGTCCGATGTAACAAAAAAATATGGGATTGCACGAGCTAATATTGATAAGTGTATTAAAGGTGAAAGAAAATCTGCTGGTAAGCAACCAATCACCGGAGAAAAACTAACTTGGATTAATATGAAAAAATAATTTAAATGTTAAATAATAAAGGGGTTAATATGGTACGTAAGAAGAGAGATTCTGGTAAAGACTCTTTTGAGCTTACACCAGAAAAAGCAAATAAATTACACGATGACCGTTCTTATACGATGGCACTATGTGCTTGGTGGTTATCTGAAAAGCGTCTTGAAAGTGTAAGAGTAAGACCACGTAATACGATGGAGGAATTAAATGAATTTTTTAATTTCAAAAAACCAAAATCATCACATAGTTATTTTAATTAAAAGAAAGGAAGGTGACATAGATGGAGGAAAATAAAACCAATGTAGAAAATTTAAAATTTACTGCAGACATGGACCAGTTACGTCAATTTGCAAAGTCGTATGACGATATTTTTAAATTAGTTGACTTAGAAAGTAGCGCAA